TCAGCTATTACTGCGGAATGTATTTTTGATTTTTTTCTCTGAAAAGAAATCATTTATTACACTATCAAAAATATTTACTGCTTCATCATCCATTTCAGGAGTGAATGTTACATATCTATCTAAGGTTACTTGAACCGAGGCATGACCAAGTCTTCTTGATACTGCTTTGACATTTGTTCCAGCTTCTAGTGCTTTAGTTGCATAGAAGTGTCTCAATGTATGAAATCTAAATTCCTTGTTGTATGGTTTAAGCTTCTTTTGGATATTTCTTCTAACGTAGCTAGGTCGCTTTAGATAACCTTTTGAATCACTACATACATATTTACCCCCTCCAAATGTTTTACCGTAGAGAAGGGCGAATTTATCCAAATTAGACTTATACTTTTTTAACATTTCTATCAAATCATTAGAAACTTTAATATTTCTAATCGATGTAGGAGTTTTTGTTGCAATTTCATGAATACCACCAATTTCACTTATTTGCTTATTGATATCTAATGTGTGCTTTTCAAAATCAACATCATCCCATGTCAAACCGAATATTTCAGAACATCTTGCTCCGGTATAGAGTGCAATGTAGAAAGAAATATATTCTGGATCAGTTTCATGGAATAGGGTAGGGATTAGCCTCAAGGTATCTTCATCTGGCAATTCATAATTTAAACATTTATCTTTTTTATATTTTTTCTTCCTGATATAGAGATATGGATTATTAGCTATAAATCCTTGATCAAATGCTAAACGAAGCATTTGTCCTAAAACAATATGAACATTTTTCATAATATATTTAGTTAGGCGTTCAGATGCTTCTGTAATAAAGTTTTGAACCACAAGGACATTTATATCTTTTAAATATAAATGTCCTAAACAAGGCTTAATATGATTGTTGTAAACACCTGTATATCCATGCATTGTATTTTCTTTTAATGATTTGTTTATTGCTTCATTTTTCAACCAATAATCATACAGTTCGTTTACAGTCATTTTATTTTGAAGATTCTGATAGCCCATTCGATTATACGCATCAAGCTTGATTTTTAAATTTTCTTTTGCTTCTTTTAAAGTTGGTCCATAGGCATAAATTCTTTTAGGATTTCCGTTTTCGTTTTTACCAACAACTTCATTCACTTCATATGTATATTTACCATCTTTTTTCTTGATTTTTCTGGCTTTAGCCATAAATCACGTCTCCTTTCGTATAATAAAACGCCCACGGTAAAAACAGGCGTAATATCTAATTTAAACTTCTAAACTTATCTATTCTGAAAGCTTCTATCATTTGCATGATATCAGCCATATCTTCAGGAGATATCTCATGATCAACTGCAAATATAGAATTTTCATATACATCTATATAATCATCCAACAATTCAGGATGATTATCATAAATGTAATCTAGGTTTTTATCGTGGTTGGTATTTTTCATTCTTCAGCTCCTTATAAATTGAATTAATACCATATATTAGTTATACTTATACCAAAGAAAGGCGGTATAAGTATGATAAAGTTTGTACCTACAAAATATGAGTGTATTGGTAAAAATAATAGAATATACATTGGTACTATAAAGAACAGCATGCTTAATAAAACTAGGGTGAATAATATTTCTAATCAGCAAGATATTAAAGAAAGTACTAAAAGTTCTCAACAAAAATAGTATCATTTACTGACGGGTCGAGTTTTGATATTTCTTTAATAATAAGTCCTAAAACATTTTCTATTCCTAAATTCATGTTTGTACATATATTATTAAAAATTATTTCGTTTGCATCTGAATCGTTTAAATATGGTGAACTACAAAATGAATATTGTAAATCAGCATTGCTTAATATTGTTTGTGAATTGTTAAGGGATTCTGAATCTATTGTTACCATGATCTTTTTATTAAATTTGTTTTTTCCTGCAATAATAAATTTTGCTTTATTTGATGTATCAATATGCATAATGATTTTATTTATCAATTCACAAGTTGTTTCAATAGGAAAATCATAACTAATTTGTTTCAAAATATACTCACAATATTCTTTATCTCCTGCATAGCCAACTATAAAATTTTTAAACTTTTTGATTTTTTTATAATCGCTCTTGATAGTTTCACCTTTTAATGATGTAACCTTTCCGTCTGATGCCATAACAATTTTATCTTGATATAGAACTGAAATTACAAAACTCATTATTATTCCTCCCACTTCTTGATTTTTTTACTCATTTAAATATTTTTCATCTATTTCTTTTAATTTTTCAACTATTGTTTTTATCACTTGTTCTTCAATTGATGACATTTTATACATCTCCTTTACTAGTGATTTTTATGATTGTTAATTACACTTATGTGTTTTTGTATTGCAGTTTTTCCTTTTTTTGTAAGAATATTATTTTCAATAAATCCATTAGCCTCTAAGAAGTCTTTTTCTTTTAAAAATTCAATACCATATTTATATTCAAAATAAGCAGGTATTCTTCTTTTTAACTTATATTTATCAATCCAATACATCATATAGATATGTCCTGGCAGCAAACCATCGGAATATCTTTTCATATTCTTTTTTTGGACGAGTGGCATAGGGGGCTTTCTGATTATTGCTTGCTCTAGCCAATTTGTATTTAATTCTCTATCTTTAGAAACAAAAGGTTTTTCAATGTAATCCGAATAAAATATATCCCAGACTTTTTGACGGTACTCATTGCTAGCTTCTATTTTTTGAAATTTATCTATAATTGCCGGTTCGACTTTATGACGGTCTATTGCTTTTTTTGAATTGTCATTAGTTGTCGCTTGCTTGTTATTGTTGTTTAATTTGAATAAGTCTAGTAGACCCATAAGCTTTGCCTCTTTTCTTAAGTTTTTGATTTGCATATTTTCTTAACTAATCTATCATATCTTTTTTTCATTACTTCTCTTGATGCGTCATTTTTATATGCATCTTCACAAATGACTAATGCTTTCTCATATTTATGCTGTCTTTCATATAGCATAGCTAATCGTTCATACGCAGGAACTCTTTTAGATAAATAATCATCATTCTTTTTCTCAGTAGTAACCATTTCTTTAAAAAGCTTGATATTTTCCAGACACTCTTGTTCATAAAATTTAGCAAAATCGCTATTATAGTCTTTACTTTGGTAAATTTCAGACCAGCCAGGTTTTATCACATCTTCTAATTGGCTATAGTATTTATCGGATACAGGTTTTAATTCCTCTTGATATTTTAAAAATTTTTCAGTTTCTGATTCTTTAAATTTCCAATTATTCTTTTTCTTTAGCCTTTCCCATTCATCGTTAGTGCCACCTTTACTAATAAAATTCAACCAATTTTCGTATTCGGTCAAATTTGTATCAACTCGATGTTTTATTGAACCAGTTACTGATCTAATATTCATGGTATAATTACTAGAATTATAATTGCTCGATTGGACCAGGTGAGAAGGATACTCATATTTTTCTTTTTTAGGACCACTATCTTTGCCTTTGTTAAAGAAAGAACTCAATTTCAAAACTGAATATCCTGATATGACAAAGAAGAAAAATAAAATAATTGTATCAAATGTTATTCCATCAACGAAAAGACCATAGAAAGCCGTGAATATTAATAGAAATCCTATTAAAACAAGCATACAAAATCCCCCTTAAATACTATCTTTTAACGAATACCAAATTTTTAAGGGTATTCCTTTTTCTTTTACTAAAAATTCTATATTTTCTATTTCTTTTATATTATTTAATTCATCATTTAATAGTAATCGATAAGCAAATTCATTTGCTTCTCGTTCTAATCTTGTCTTATAAACTCTTCTTAAAAAATGAAAACTGATGTTTTCATCATAATGCAGGACATAGTGTCCTAACTCGTGTGCTATTAAAAAATTCTCATACGCACAATCTAAATCACTTCTTACAAATATGTAGCCTTTATAATCAACAATCATTAGTCTTGAATCTAAAGTTTTCGCTTTGAAATCTTGATGCTGGATAGATATATCCAAGTGATCAGCAATTTCTTTTACATTTGATGTTTTAAATTCATTCAATAAATCATTAAGTTTATTTTCTACGTTCACTCATAAGCACACTCCCTTAATTAATATTATTTGTGCTTTCTAGATATAATCTTCAACATATCAGCAATATCATCTGCCATTTCCATGATTTCATCATCAGACATATTTTCTAAATCATACCCACCAAAATCGGCTACCATTTCTTGTTTTAAAATGAAGCTTAAGGCTTCTTGTGGAGTAGAGAAAGATATGTTTGATTTAGATGTATTTTCCTTTGGTTTGTCGTAAATAGACATATCACTATCAACATCAGTTCTACACATTATGTAATCAAGTGTTACATTGAAGAAATTTGCAATTTTTACCATTTTGTCAATTTCAGGTGTTCGCTTATTGTTTACATATTGAGAGACTGTTGCTTCAGAATCTGAATAACCATACTTTTCATTAAATTTTTCCACAAATTCTTTTTGCGAAAGTCCATTCTTTTTTATTAATTTTTTTATTCTATCTCCCGGTCTATCATAATTCATTTTTAAGCCTCCTAAACAATCTTTTTCTTATATTAAAATTAACATTTTTTATAATAAAAGTAAAAAAGATTAGAGCAAACTTAACAAATATTATAATTTGTTATTGACTTTCAATTTGTGTTAAGTTACTATAGTAATGTAAAGTTAACGCAAACGTAAAGAGAGGTGAAACGATGAATGCAAAAATTAACACAAGGAAAATTAAAGCAAGACGTGTTGAGTTAGACATCAAGCAAAAACAGATGTCTGAAATGCTTAAATGCTCCACGGTTACTTATTCTAAAAAGGAACGTGGCATTGTAGATTTTGAAGGCAAGGAATTACTTATGGTTTCTCAGGTATTAAAGATACCAATGGAGGAACTATATATTTTACCCAATACTTAACGCAAACGTTAATTTTCTATCAAGCACAAACATATTTTAATTGATATTTAATGGAGTTTCCTAAAAAGACACTTTATTAAATACAAGAATTTGGAGTTTAAAGAAAGGAGAAAAAAACTATGGCTCTTAAGGTAATTATTTCTATATTGATTGTATTCTTTAGTTTAATAGAAATTTCTATTTTGCTTGAAACAGGAGGAAGAACTATTTATGGAAAAAAAACATATAAGCATGAATATATAAAATCAATAATTTTAATGATTGCTATAGTGCTTTTATTTATTCTCTGGTGCTATTTGATGTACATCTAATCAAGCACAAACATATTTTAACTGATATTTGATGGAGTTTCCTAAAAAGACACTTTATTAAATGCAAGAATTTGGAGTTTAAGAAAGGAGCAAAGAAAAATGGAAAATGTTGAACAAAGATATCCAATTACCATGGCTGTTTTAAGAAATGCTGCAGATAGAATTACTAATTGGAAAAACGTAACCCCACAAGCAAAATTAAGAAAGCAATGTGAAATTGCACGTGTTGTTATTGCTTTATCAAACACGTTATAGAAAGGATAAATCTAAATGGACAAATTAAGGGAATTCAGGGAGAGCTTGCATATGTCTCAAAAGAACATGGCTAAGAGAATAGGCGTTTCTCCATCGTACTACTACAAAGTGGAAAGTGGTTATCAAAATCCCAGTTATGAATTTCTAGCAAAATTTAAGAGAAGTTTTCCAAATGCGAGTGTTGATCAAATATTTTTCAGTAAATAAAAAAGCCATTAGTAGTGTTGGTACTAACGGCTGCACGATTTGTTTACTTCTTTGATATCCAACACTTATCAAGTCTCAAACTTAAAGCAGTATGCATCTGCTTTGTTACCCTACAATGAGACAAATAGAATTTACCTTAAAGCTACAGTTTATAAAATAGCCGTTTTTCTTGAAAACGTACTAGTCGTTTATATAAATAAATTGGCTGTCACTAGTACAAACAAGCATCACCTGCTAGCACATGAATGTGTAAATTTTATTTTAGAAGAATAGGGGAGTTTAAAGCCGCTTTTAACATGCGACCACCTCCTAACTAGATATTAACTTTCGATATCGTAGTGTAACAATATTTTATCACAATTTGGAAATTTTTGAAAGGAGGAAACACACATGGAAGTCAGACCAACAAAGATGCTCACTGAAAAAGAATTACGTGAAGATCTAGGAATTTCAAGAGACCAGTTACTTAACTTTATTGACCTTGAAATATTTCGTCCTATCAGATTAGGGCGTGGTAGAAAATTCAGTCAACAAGAAATCTTGGAATTTCAAAGAAAGTATGCAGGTCTTGACGTAAGCAATTATTACAAGGCAAAAAAAGCTAAAGAATATGTAGATAGTTTAGCTTAAAAAAATTAAATAGATTACTGGTCATCAAAGAGCCAATCTCAAAGGCCTCCGATAACAAAATAGCATTGATGATTTACTAACTACAGACATAAAAAAGAACTAATACCATACAAGTTTTTATTTAAGAGGTTGGTTCCTTGATGGCTAGTAATGGAAAGGAAAAGAAAATTTATGAGTAAAAATTCATTAATTATCATCTGCTGTATTTTGATTGTTGTCATTGCAGTTTTAGTACACATGTTAAAGGAATTCAAATGGTATCAAAAATCCTACTATGAATTGGCAAATAAGATTGCCAAAGATAGAAGAGATAGAAAAATGTTGGTTCGTGCAGATAGAGAAATGATCAAGAGTGAAATAGATAAAAAATTTCTAGCAATTCTTAGAATTTCTCAAAGAGAAGATTATCCAAGAAATCGTTTTGAATTGGGCTATGAATCAGGAAGATTTGAAGTAGAAGTTAAAAACTTATTTCTATCAGGTGGTCTTACAACACATGAGGAAAAGTTTCTTAAAAAGTGTGAATACATCGCAATGTTTGAAGTGAACGAAAAGGAGGTGTAGTTATGAAGTTATCTGGAAGAGGTCTTGCAACAACAATCATCATTGCATTAACTGCTGGTCAGTTATGTGTAATTGGCTTAAGAAATTTCTTGGATTTTATTTTCAGATAAAAAAATAACAGCACTTAAAAAAGTACTGTTAAATCAAAAAACCAAAATAACCAATAACAATTATAACCAATCAAAGGAGAAATCGCAATGAAATTATCGAAAAAAGGTGCAGTTACTCTAGCAACAGCATTAGTAGTATTCCTTGTTACTACTGGTCTAATGCTATCAAGAGTTAAAGATTTAGAAAGTTCATATGATGAACAATCAAAGCAAATGCAATTATTGAAAGATGAATACAATTCTCTTTCAAATGAGTTATCGGCTGAAAAGTCAGAGAGAACTAAATATCAAAGATTGTATGATGAAGTTTCTATAAGAAATGAACAATTAGAAGCTGAACTTGAAAATTGAAGGTGTCTTGGCCAGTTTGTTATTACATACTATTGGCCAGGAGAAGACGTTTATGGTCGTCTAACTTCTACTGGTGCTATTGCTGAAGAAGGAAGAACTATTGCGGTAGATCCTTCAATCATTCCATATGGTTCTATAGTCTTGATTAATGGCAATGAATATGTAGCTCAAGACTGTGGAGGGGCTATCAAAGGAAACAAGATAGATATCTTTGTTGACAGTCCAAAAATGCAAAAGTACACAGTAGAAATCTATATAAAAAGAGAGGAATAGAATATGACAAAAAAAGATTTAGAAGACATTATCCAAACAGCTAAAGCTGCAGGTGCAAATGTCAAAGTTGTTCAAGTTGGTTCAGCAGAAAATGAACCTGTAGAAAGACCAAAAATTCCATTATTTAAATTAGAAGTTGGAATCAAAAAAGAAGGTGATGAACTTAAAGTTATGCCAACTGATGATTGGTGTTTCTTAGGAAGTATTTTTCTAGAAATGGCACCAATTGATATTGACATTGAAAAGGTCAAAGAAATGTTTACACCAGCAAAAAATGCTTTCAATCATTGCTGTAATGAACTGAATAACTACATCCGAGAACAATATAAAGGGGCGTTAGAAGATGAAAAAGAAAGAATTAGAAGAAAGAGTTGCTGATATTGAGAGTTCAATCATTTGCATGGAATGTAAGGATCATCTAGACAGTGATGATTATCTTCAACTTGGTTATCTCAATCAGGAATTAGCAAGTGCTAAAAAGGATCTAGAAAATGGAAACTACGAACTATGAGGAGTTCTTTCCTAATTGTAATGTCGATTATGTCAAAGACAAAAAACATTGGCATCAATTAAGAGGAAAAGGAATTGGTGGTTCTGATGCAGGAATCGCAATGAATGTAAACAATTACAAAACACCTTATGAATTGTGGGAGGAAAAAACAGGTGTTAAAAAGCCTGTATTTCAAACGAGTGAAGCAATCGAAAAAGGGAATGCATTGGAACCCATCCTCATTGAATTGTTCGGTGTTCTTTATAAAAACAAGTTTGAATTGATTGATACGAAAGATATCAGCTTGTCAAACAAGAAATATCCATTTTTAAGAGCAAATCTTGATGGAGCAATGATTGAAATTGCAACCAAAGAAAAATGGGGGTTGGAAATCAAATCAACAACTATTCAAAATGGTGCAATGTTAAAAGAATGGGCCAATGATCACATTCCAATTACTTACTACGTTCAAGTACTGCATTACATGATAACCACTGGATTAAGACATTTTGTCTTATATGCAATTCTTGATATTCCGTGGGCCAACAACGGCGCAGGGAAGCAAGAAACAAGAGTTGTTTATCTTCACTATGATGATTTGGTGCTAGATGCAAAATATCTATTTAAAACGGAATTGTGGTATTGGAATTTAATCAAAACTAAAACGCCACCACCTTTTTTAGAAAGTAGGAATAAGGAATTAAAAGAAGTTAGCTAGAAAGGGCAATCCAAATGAGAAAAATCACAGACGAACATTTACAAGAGTTTGGCTTTTTTAAAGAAGAAAGAGATTTCTTTGAAATGCTATATAGAAAAAGACTCTTTTATAGAGTCGTTATTGTAATCCAAATTTTATTAGAACTAGTGTTGTTACTAATGTTGTTATTATAGAAAACACTATAGAAACAACGCCACCAACAACAGCTGGCCAAATGCTATTGCTAAAGAATTGTCGTCTTCTATAGACACAATATCGATAATAGCGGTCGCTCAAGGTGTATAAGATCTTCTTAAGTGTTTCTGTTTGAGTAACATCATTAAATTCATATCTGGTTTCAATAAATTTAATTCTTACAAGCTTATATGTAGTGTTTGGACCAAAGTAATTTTCATCAACGTACTTTTTAAAACATTTCATATAGTAAAGCTTCAATCTTTCTTTGATGTAAAGATTTATGTTTGAAAAATCATCATTCATAGTCGATACCCCCCCTAGAAAGATTATAACAAATAATTACAAAAAAGATTGAAAGGAAAACTTATTATGAATGAACTAATGAATAATCAATTAATCAATGCATCAGCAACTGAAACAATCGATAGTAGAGAAGTTGCTGAAATGGTTGATATGGAACATAAAAATTTATTATCAAAGATTAGAAAATATATTGAAATATTGGACGGCTCAAAATTAAGCAGTCATCAATTTTTTGTACCAAGCACATATGTAAATAATCAAAATAAAGAACAACCTTGTTATTTATTAACCAAGAAAGGTTGTGAAATGGTAGCAAACAAGTTAACTGGAGAAAAAGGTGTAATCTTTACTGCTAAATATGTTAATCGTTTTGAAGAAATGGAAAAACAAATAAAAATTCCAAAAACTGATAGAGAAATTTTATTCTTAAGTGTTAAGGTTCAAGAAGAGACAGCTCAAAGAGTTGATGTTCTTGAAGAAAAAGTATCAAGCTTAGAAAAATCAACAACGATTGATAGCTCTCAACAACAAATACTTGAAAAGATTGCTAAAGCAACAGTGATCAGAACTTTGGGAGGTTTTGATTCTAGAGCCTACCAATTAATGAGCAGAAAGATTTTTAGCAATATCTGGAGAGACTACAAGAACTATTTTAAGTTAGGTTCATTTAGAGATACTTTGAAGACCGAATTTGAAAACGCAAAAGAATATCTTGAATCTTGGTCACCTGAAGTCAATACAAGCTTGAAAATTAAAGAGTACAACAGTCAATTAGCAATGAATTTAGATGCTTAAAAGGAGGAAAAGAAAGAACATGAATGAGTTTCAATCAGGGCTACTCAATGAATTGGTAGCTGTAAAAATTACAACCAAAGAAGAATTTGAAAAAGTAATCAATTTCTTATCAATCAATAACTGCTTTCTTGTGAATGGAGAACTAGTTGTAAAGCTAACATATCCAGGAGATAAAGCATTTGTCATTTTAAAACAAGATAACGCAATCTTCTGGCAACCAGCTAATCAAGTGTTAGATGAACGTTATAAAGTTGTCAGCGTTATCGAATTCTTTAGACCAACTGAAGAAGAAAAGGTTGTTGAAGCAAAAGCTGAAGTTATTGAAGAACACGTTGACATTGATGAAAAACACCTTTCATTAGAAGTTCAAAAAAGACCGGCAAATGAAGCGATTGTTTCAAATATTGATGAAATGGTCAAATTGATTCCAGCAATTGAAGCTAAAAAAGGTGTGGTTATAGATGAAAAGAACTACAAAGATTTTGTTAAAGCTAAAACTGGAATGGTTCCATTATATCGTTCGTATGCTAAAAAATTAGAAAATGAAAGAAAAGCAGTCAAAAAAGCATATATTGAGCCTTATCAAGAATTTGAAGCAAAGGTAAATAAAGTTGTTAAAGCTTTAAATGATACTGCAAGTGTTGTGGCTGAAAATGTGGATGTATTTGTTCAAAAGCAAAAAGAAGCTCTTAGAAAAGAACGTCAAGGAGCTATTGATCAGTTAAAAGAAGTATTGATTTCTAGAAAGATGATTTCAAAGAAATATGCTGATCAGTTCGTTTTTGATGAAAAATGGCTTAACGCTTCAACATCCAAAAAGAAATTTGAAGAACAAGTTGAAGCTCAATTTAATTCCTTAATGGAAAAAGAAAAGAATGACAAATTAAACCTTGAAATGATTGAAAAAACAATCATCAATGCATGTCTTATTGCAAATGTTGATGAAAAGCTTATTTCAAGAGAAAAATATCAAGCTCTTTTAAATACTGAAGGTCTTCCTAAAGTAACTGAAATGATTACTGATGAAGTAGACAACATCAAAAAACAATCACAAGCGGTTGCTCAACAAAAAGAAGCAGAACTTCAACATCAAAAGGAAGAGTTTGAAAAGAAACAAAAAGAAGCAGAACTTCAACACCAAAAAGAGTTGGAAGCAGTCAAAAAACAAGCTTCTCAAACAGTTGAAAATCAACCTAAATACACACCAATCAAGCGTGGTGATGAAACGATTGCTAACGTAAATGATAAGTATATCGTTACTGAAATCAAGCAAACGCCTGAAAAGTTCCAAGGCAGAACATGGAAGAAAACGTTTGAGTTTGAAGGTGATTTAGCAGCACTTCAAATGCTCAATCGTTACATGGATGTAATCAAAAACATCAATCCATCATTTAGCTTTGGAGAAGTTAAATTAACTGAAAAAGAACTTAGCGACCCACAAACAGGAGTGATCAATAAATATAACGTAAAGGAGATTAACTAATATGGCAGTACAAAGCATGGTACAACAAGCAACTAAAAATCCAGTAGCAGCTGGTATCAAAAAATTTAACAATTTAATCAATTCAAGCATTATGAGAACTAAAATTCATCAAATGGTTGGTGCAACTGATTCACAAGAATTCATTACATCAATTACAAGTGCAGTTAATACAAATCCTGCCTTGGCTGAATGTGATCCACAAACAATTATCAGTGCAGCATTATTAGGGCAAAGCTTACATCTTAAACCTAGTCCTCAACTTGGATATTTTTATATGGTACCTTACAACAATAAAAAGAAAAAATGTAAGGAAGCACAATTCCAACTCGGGTACAAAGGCTACTTGCAATTAGCAATCAGATCAAATGAGTATGTCGATATTGACGCTATGGAAATTAGACAAGGGGAATACAAAGGACGTAACAAATTAACTGGCAAGCCTGAATTTGAATTTATTGAGGATGATGAAGTAAGAGAAAATCTACCAGTAGTAGGATATATGGCTTACTTTGAAATGAAGAATGGTTATATCAAACGTTTATATTGGTCAAAAGAAAAGATGCTTAATCATGCTGACAAATACTCTCAAGCATTCTCAAAAGAAGCAACTACAGGACAATATCCTAAAGTTTCATATGCTGATTATGAAGCTGGAAAATATGATCCTAAAACTGAATGGCAATATTCAAGCTTTTGGTATAAGAACTTTGATGAAATGGCCAAGAAAACAATGCTTCGTCAATTATTGTCAAAACATGCTTTATTATCAACTGAAGCGATTGAGAAAGCTGTCACTTCTGATAATGCAGTAATAGATGAAAACTTGAATCCTCATTTTGAAGATGAAAACATCATTGATGGAGTTGCAACTGAAAAAGAAACACCTCAAGCAATTGAAGCAAACACAGCTCCAACGATGCAAGATATCATCAAAGAAGAAAAACAAGCTGAAAAAGTTCCAGTTGATGACTTTGACCCAATGTCAATGTAGGAGGTAACAAGATGCAAGAAGAATACGTTATACTTCCTCGATCATTCACAAACACGAAAGCCTATAGAGATACTTATTCTCTATGGACTTTCACTTATCTATTGTTCAATTGTGATAATGATGGGCATCTAGAATTGAACATTAGAAATCTAGACTTGCCAATCAGTGAAAATAAATTCAAAGCATCATTGAAGAAGTTATATGATGAAGGATTGATTTATGGTGATACACAAGGAAATCATAGAGAGATCTATATAAGTGATTATCAAGAAAAGTATGTAGAATAAGAGGTTTAATCAATGGCTGAAAAAGAGGTAAAGAAAGGGTACACAGGATTTTCAAACGAGCTGGTGAATGATCCTATTATTAAAAATTCAAAAGCATGGACTCTGTTTTCCTATTGCCTCTTTAAGGCTTATTTTGATGATAAGTATGGAGAGGCAGGAACCTTTACGACCACGCAAATAGAAATGAGAAAGAATTTGAATTGGGACAATAAAACCTTAAAAAAATTTATGGAATTCCTAAAAAACAAAGGTTATATAGATTATAAAACAACTCCTCAAAATACGTTTATAAAGGTGCTGAATTATAAGAAGTGGCGAGGGTATTAGTATAGGAAAAATTCCTACATGGTATAGGAGAAATTCCCATACTGTATAGGAAAAATTCCTACACCCCTTTCTATATATAAACAATATAAACAATATAAACAAGAAAAAACAAGATAAAACAAGAGGGGTGTGTTGCACACTCACGGATAACAATCCTTCGCATACGACATTGCAGATTGCTATATATAGTAGCGCCCCTCCATTTAGTGAAAGGATTAGTTAAATTTGGAAAAAACGGAAATCAAAAAGATTTTGAAATTTTACAAAAATCTAAATCCATCAACACAATTAAATATCAATGATAGAGAAGTTATAGAAGTCTGGTGTGATGTGTTTATGGAGTACTCATATGAACAGGTAAGAAATGCAATTGTAGCATTTTCAAAAAAGAAACCTTTTGCTCCAAGCATAGGAGAAATTATTTCTAACATCGAAGTTCCTGATTACACAATTGAACTAATTGAACCCTACACCGTAATTGTTAGTTTTGAAGATGAAGAATATGGAAACTTTCCATTTAGATTCTTCAATTCTCAGGAAGCTAAGAAAAATATCGAAAAATTTAAAGAATGCAGTTACGATAAGGAGTCAATCAGGATATTGCATGAGCAACATGTCAGAGAACGTAATAGCGGAGTTCTTACATACAGGGGAGAAGCAAAGGCAAGATTAGAGCAAAAACTTCAAAATCAAAATAGAGGTAAAAAATATGATAAACAGAGTAGTTTTAGTTGGTAGGATGACACGTGATCCTTACAAGATTCCTAAAATTGTTGAAGTGACACAAAGATGGATTTCTGAAGAAGATAATAAGATTTTGGACAAGATAGGATTTCCTGATATCTATATGTTGGATGCAAAACGTGTTGATGAATTCATTACGCTTGCTGGTGATTGGAATCCATATTATTTGGCAGCGTGTGATCAAACTGAGCTAAATGGTGGTCAAACCACTATCACAATGACAGTTTACTTCAATATCAAAGAGGATCCTAAGAAAAGCGCTTGTGATCAACAAAAAATAGAACTTGTACAACAACCTACGAACTATGACGAATTCGAAGATATGGATGTAGAAGAACCTGAAGATGATTATCAAGAAGAGAAACAATTGGATGCACTTCTTGAAGACACTGTTGTTCCAGAGGAGCTAGAAGATGACTTTGACCCAATGCTCGCTTGATGTAGGAATACAAGATGATTACAAGAAGTTTTGGTTTACCGTACCTGGAAAGATAGTTGGCAAGGGAAGACCAAGATTTACTACATTTAAAGTGTTCGATAAAGTGAAAAACAAATACGTAACAAGAGTAAAGGTATATACACCACAAACCACAGTAGATTACGAACAAAAAATAGCAATGTGCTATCGAAAAACTACAAGTTATCAAAGTGATAAAGCGTTGAGGGTGAAGATATTTGCATACAGAGAAATTCCTAAGTCGACCACTAAAAAATTAAGAGGTTGGCTATTGGATAAGACATTTCTTTGTACTGTCAAGCCTGATATCGACAACATCATAAAAGTAGTTTTGGATGCACTCAATGACGTAGCATATTACGACGATATCCAGGTATGTGAACTTGTTATCATTCGTGAATTCGCTGAAAATGAATGTTTAAAAATATGTCTAGAAGAAATTGGCGAAAGAAAGCCAAAATAACAGGAGGAAAATTAAAATGGGATTATGGGATTTAATAACTGAAGATGAAAAATCAGTTGAAGAGGTCAAGGAAGCGGAGGTTGTAGAAGAACAACCAACTGAACCACAAGAACAAGCGGTAGAACAAGCAACTGCTGCACAAACGCAGCAAGAAGCAGGTGTTGATGCTAAAGATGCATCAGAAGAAAAACAAGCAACACCTAAGAAAAAGAAACCTGCAGGTAAGAAAGGTGAACACCTTTACCCTTTCTCAATCTATTCTGAAGGAAGAATTATTGATATTTCTTCTTATGGATTTGTTCCAGGAAAAACTTACAAAGAAGATGAAATTACAAAGATCATGTTGCAACATCAACATTATGAATTCGCAGGAAAAATGGAATATAGTTTCATCAAAGAAGATAACGTTCTTGTTGTAAGTATTGCTCAACACAGAAAAGGATAGTGATTCAAAATGACCAAAATAACCAAGTATAGATTCTATGTGATTGGGGTAGGTGGAACAGGTTCTCTTCTTGCAAGAGACCTTCCAAAACTCCTTTTAAACACCAATCATAAGATGAAATTAGTCGATGGGGATGTTGTTGAGAGAAAAAACATCAAACGTCAAGGCTATCAGGAACAGGATATTGGAACGAATAAAGCAATATCGTTATCGAGAAAAATCAATTCGCTTTATTCAATGGAATGTGAGTTTGATGATGATTACTGCACTTTTGATGATCTTTACAAAATGGCAACCAAAGATGAAAGATATATTCCAGTAATAATTGGTTGCGTTGATAATGATGCAACTAGAAAGATACTAGAACAAGTATTTAATAAGCTTGAAAACGTTATTTACATTGATTCAGCAAATAGCGAATACGAAGGAAACATCTATGTAGCATCTAAAAAAGACGGTATTCAAAAAGGAAAATTGAGAAGTCAATGCTATAAGCTTGATATGGACAGACACCCGCTAGAAAAATCATGTCAGGAACAAGCTGCAGACGGGAATGTTCAATTTCTTGTAACCAATGCAAAAATGGCGGTTTCTATTCTGGAACATTGCAATGCGTTGCTTATTAGAGAGTTGAAAGAGGGTGTTCAAATTGTCAATCGATTTGAGACAGTTTTTTACAACTGATTATGTGCCAAGAATAATACATGACAACACAATAGAAAGTTTCATAGCTAATCTTATCAGTTATCTTCCACAGACAACCATTGATGATGCAACTGAATATTTTGAAAATGAACTTGAGTTTCAGGACATTTCTTTCATTGAAGATAAGAATTATCTCGCTGATCATGTTTTTGAGGACATCATCATTGATAGAGGTATGATATTTGCTCTGCTTTCACCTTTTTTTGATGAACAAGACTTAGCCATTACATCTGATGATGCTCAAATGGAAAGCTGGTATGACAAGCATAATGAGCAATTTGTTGATTTGGGTACGGATTATATTCCACAGATCAAAAAAGAATTTGAAAAGGAACTGTATTTTGCTGCTATTGATTGTTGTACGGATGAGAAAGGTAATGTTGATGAATATCTTTTGGGAACTGTAAGATTAAACATTTGTCATGTACGTTTTAAAGATAAATCCAAAGCAAGAAAATTCAGGAAGCTTTATAAAAAACATTATGAAATAAGGGCACTCTTTAATGAATTTGGCTTTTTATTTAGAAACGGACAACTTGCAAAAGGCAATGTTACTGATATCGAATGTGAAGATATCCAGGAGTTTGAAACTGCTTTTTCGTTGATGAATGAAGCTATAAATATCATATCGGAACATTCAAAAAAGCAAAGAGGAGATTCTGATGAATTAGAAACTTTGTTGTGTGATGCAAACGGAAAAACATTAAAAAGATTGAGAGTATCAGCTCTCATAAATACATTTATTGACACTTTGAGCACGAACGAGGAGGTAATCATGTAATGAAAGAGGTAATTATAAAATTTTCAAATGTCAAGTCTGATGCTGAGTTATGTATCAAAAAAGGTGACATAATCACCTTCAAAAAGTTAGCGATAGAAGATGCTTTAAATGCTATAGAAGAATGTGCAACTAATTCATTAATGATAAAGAAAATTAAACTGTTGCCTGAAAATGTTATTGCGAAAGGTGGAGGTTACACAGTCATTAGACAACCAGAACATGTACAGTATGTTACTTTCAACCAAACAAGCTATAAAATCAATTTTCCTAATTCAATCTATATCGTTTTGCACTCTTCTAAGCAAATCAAAAGCATTAAAAACTATTGTTATAAAGAGTACAAAGGTGAAGAAACGGAACTTTATGACTATGCTATGCCAAATGTCCTTGTTGAAAACAGAATGTGTATTGGAACTGCTGATAGAACAATAAAAGATGGTGATGTAGAGGGGGCTTTGAATAAGATCATTGCAACTCCTTACTCACACAATACATTCAATGGAATCAATGGTTTCTCTAGCACAATTAAATATTTTGAGTATCTAGAAGATAATCCATTCCCATACAAATTATTGAAGAAACTGAACAGGAAATTGAAAGATGTCACAATTTGATGAACTAAGAACTCTACTTCTTGAATGGGGCGAGAGCAAATACTTGCCTCTTCTTGAAGAAGCAAAGCAATTAAAACAAGTAAATTATCGACTTCGTGAGCAAAATTCAAGATTAAGGCACAAGAATAACAGACTTGAAGATATTCTCGAAGGAAGAAACGTTATTGCTCCTGACGAGGGAAAAACAATCTACGCTGTATTTGATAGAAAGAAAAAAGAAAAATTAATTGTGGTAGGAACGATTCAAGAATGTGCTGAATTTGTAGGAAAATCAGTAAGTGTAATGCAGAATTATGCGTCTCCAAATGGCCGTAAAAGCGAAGAAATTAAAATTGTTAAAGTAGGAAGGACTTGAAATTATGACAACTGCTAGAAAATATGATCCAGTAAATAACACTTATGAAAATTACATATTGCCTGAAGGAGCTAGTCTTTATGAAGATGATATGAACAAAGACATTGCTTGTGCTGAATGCGGTAAGAAAATCAAATATGGGATGTCTTATACATCAAGAATCATCTTTAATAGCGGTGGATTTGGCTATGTAGTATGTGAAGAATGTTATTACAAGAATGACATGAAGGATATCGTTAAGAAAGGTTAAGGAATTATGAAAACACATGAATTAAAAATCAAACCTCAATATTTTTGGGATGTAATTTGTGATATTAAGACATTTGAAGCTCGTAAAAACGATCGCAATTTTGAGGTTGGAGATATCATAACTTTAAGAGAATTTGAGAATGGTAAGTTTACAGGAAAATCTATAAATGTAGAAATTGTTTATATTTTAAATGATGAAGAATATTGCAAAGAGGGTTATGTTGTTTTAGGTTTTAAACTTCGCTTGGATTTAGGAGGTGCTTTGTAATGACAGCACAAGAAATGTTTGAATCAATGGGATTTAAAAAAGATAAATTTGATTATTTTGGATTAGATCGATTTATTTATAAAAAACCAATCGTATATGAAGAAGAATACTTATATACATTTGTAGTTTTGTTTGATAAAGAGCAAAAAATAACAACAGTATACCATGATGAGTATTCTGAAAATTATGATCTTTGCTATGATGAACCGCCTGCAGTTGATATGGAACTTTTAAAAGCAATCAACCAACAATGTAAGGAATTGGGGTGGATGTAGAAATAATGGAAACAATTCTAATTATTATATTACTCTACTTTTTCTTAATAGCACTTGTTTTAATCAATATTGGAGGCGATGGAAAATGAATATATATCAAGAAGATTTAGGCAGAATAGCAAGGTTGAAGTTAGAAAATGGTAAAGTGGCAGAAGATTTTCTGCCCCAAACATTTAAAGAATTACAAGAATTGGTTGAGAAAGAAACTATGGAAAAACCTAGAGACATTGTTTATTCAAAAAAAAGAGAACAAATTCATAGGAGTTTGTCGAAAATGTCATACATTAGTTAATCAAAGCATGAGGTATCGTTATTCATGTGGACGACGTTTAGATTGGATTGAAGAAAATGGATAGACCAAAAATAGAAGATTATTTTACAAATGAAAAGTTTAAGTTTGCTAATAAATTTGGATACAATATAACATTTGATAGTGGATTATATGAACAAGCGCTAAATAGTTACATAGATCAATTAGAAAAAGCACTAGATAAAGCGTGCAAAGAATTATCATCACATACAGTTGAATGTGACTTAGTTCAATGTCCATTTAATTGTGAATATGATAGTTGTGATTTTGATTGCGGAAATACTCAAACATGGAAAGAATGGTGTATGAGAGATGAAGAATAAATATCAAGAAGCATTAAACAGTATCAAAGAAAAAACAACGGAAATTGACGAATATGAAACAATTCCTAAAAGTACGTTTTGTCATTGTGTTGAAGAAGTAGAAGTACTACAAGAATTAGTTGATTTTAATAAAACATTTGCACATGTGTTAGGTAGCATTGATTTTAAAGCTCTTAGAAACATTTTAGAAACAAAATTGCCTAAGAAGCCAATCAAGAAAGAAACCGTTACTCTTTCAATGTTAAATATAGATGTAACTTTTGGAAAGTGTCCAACTTGTGGTTCGGCTTTAGCAGGAAAGCAAAACTATTGTACAAAATGTGGACAAGCTATCGATTGGGAGGGTTGAAAATTGAAAAAGCCTAGTAGAGAAGAATATACAGAGCGAGGCGCTGCACTCGGTGTCGACGAAACATATAAGTACGTAGAAGCTCTAGAAGGATATTGTGAGCAATTAGAAAAAGCTTACGAAGATGTAAAAAAAGGTTTAGATAACGCTTGCAACAAACTAGAAGGTTTATATCTTTGCATTGATGTTTTAACGGATAAAGAATCTAAAAAAGATAAAGAATATTGGAAAAAGAAGGTAATGAAAGATGACTAAATTTGAATTGGATCTATTAAAAGAATTCTCTGATGATGGATGTGGTGGAGATTACTTTGATGAAATCAGTACATTAGTTGGCATGAGGATGAGAGGCTACTTTCAAGATGCCGAAGATGATGAAACCATTGATGAATTGATAGAGAGGTATGAAGAATGTATAAGTCACCAATAGAAACAGTAATGAAAGAAGTGTTTCAAAAGATGAATGAGGATTTTGAAAATTCAGTACTTAAAGCTGTACAAAAAGTCGGCATAAATGTTGATAAAGAAGAACTCCTAAAAGCTCTAATTTATGATAGAGGACAATATGATGAAGGCTATGAGGATGCAATGAATGAAATCAAGCATCCTCAACCCCTTAAATTTGAAGATTTAAAAGAAGGAATGTGGATATATGATGCTCCTTATGAAGAAATTGTAAGAATTAAAGAAATAGAATCTAATGAATGGATATTTCTTGAATGTATAAAATCCAATGATTTATCTAATACATTTTTTCAAGAAGGAAGATTTTATCCAATTACTATTCCAAATATAGGAGATAAAAATGGGTAATCAGTATAGAAGAATGCAAACAGTAAAACATGCTTTGCAATACTATATCACTAGACCAGGAGCAAGTGAAAAGGATCTAGTAAGAGAAAAGAATTTATTAAAACGTGTTGAAGAAGATATTGAATGGTATGAAGAAAGACACCACATCAAAAAGAAAGAGGAGAGAAAATAAATGAAAAAAGTATTAATCATATTAGCAAGCGTATTTGCTTTAACTGGATGTTCAAAAGCATCTAGAGTTAATTGGAATATTAGAGAAGATGCAAACAACTTTAAAATCACAAGAAAAGTCGTTGCTCTTAATACTAGAACAAATGATCCATTATTCACTGTTGAGGGAAAGATTTCCCTTGATAGTGATGAAGATGGAGATTTAAACGTAACAATCAAAACTGGAAAAGGAAAGTACAAGCTGTTCTATGCGCATTTGTCAAATGATGTTACATACACTTGTATTCAAACAAAAGCTAAAAAAGAAAATCCTTATGCCTATGACATTCAATTCTTTCCAGCAAAATAAGTTATTGAAAATGGTGTTATTGATATCAAATCAAGTGAGTAGGTGGTAAATAATGCAGAAGATTAAATTAGAAGCTGAAAATGATTTAGAAAAACGTTGCAAAAATTTAAAAGAACAAAATGAAGCATTGATTAGTGGATTGGATCTTGCAAATGAAACAATAAGCAATCTATACGGTTTGCTTCGAGAATACCGTCAACAAAAAGAAAAGTTTTTAAAACAAAATACAAAACTGTTAGCGATTTATACTGTAATCATCATAGCTCATATAATCACTGCAATCATTAATCAACCATATCGAAATTCACTCATGTTTTATTTTCTCTCGGTCGTAAGTATTGTGTATGGTATTGATTTATGTAGTCAAAAATTCAAAAAAAGGTGATTGAAATGAATATATTAATTAAAAAGCTTAATGATTGTCAGTTGACTAATCAAGAAATCAAATACGTTATTGGTCGTTTAACGTGTGCAACTAATTTTGATAAGGAATTGCATCTGAAAGCAATTAAAAAGCTCGAAATACAAAGAAAGTACCTTGAAGAAGGCAATGTAGAAATAAAAGAAGATGGTGATAAATAATGTACATTAACCCATTTTGGTGTGGAGTTGCAGCAACTATCTTTGCTGAATTGGTAGGAATAATTGCTTATGCAATTTATCAAGAGCACAAAAATTAATAATTAATTATTTTGGAGGGCAAGGAATGAAATATACAGATGAAGAAAAGAAGATCATTGATGAAGTTAAAAAATATCTTAGAGAATTACGCCTAATAAATATTGAAAAATTCTCTTTAACATTTGAAATTGAGGACATTCCAAGCCCTCAATCAATTAAATATTCAAATGAAGCTCCTGGAGGTTTTTCAAAACCAAAAGGAGAACAAATCACTTCTAATATGTTGCGCAGGGAGCTTCTAACAAAGCGCCTAGAGCTCTTTAACAAAGAACTTGATAAATTTATGCCATTGGTGTATTTGCTCAATGCAGGACATAGAAACATCATTAGAACGTATGTATGTTCAAGAGGGTACAATGAAATGATTGATACATTAGAAGAGTCGTTTTGTATCAGCAAATCAACTTACAAAAGAGAGTTTCCAAAAGCGTGTTTAGAATTATCCAAATATCTTGACATGGAACACCGCCCATCACTTGAAAAATTGAATAATATCTTTTATGAAAGTATCAAGAATGAATAGAAATTTCATTCTTTTTATTTTCTATAAATCTCTATATATGTCGCTATAACTCTCTATATGACTATATAACTCGCTAAATGTCGCTTTTTTTCGATAAAAAACTGTCCATTTTTTCTTTGTTTGTGTTATATTATTTATGTAGCACGGAGGTAAGATTAAAATAAAAATAATCATTGTGTCTACAATGCTTTTCGTAAGTATGGGATTAAAATAGCATGCTAAAAGAAAAAAGGAAGAACGGCAATTCTTCCTCTTTTTCTACTTCGAATACTAGCTTTAAGTAAGTGTGGGATTAGTTCAACAACATTTTAGTTGCTACTAAGATTAAAAAGAGCATTACTAGGTATTCCATGAATACTTGCTCCTTTCCTTACACCAAAGCTAATATTCTTGCTTGATGTAAATAGCATGTTGCTAGTACCTCCGTAGTTTTTATTGCACATCTTTGTATGTGCTTTTTTATTTTATCACATTTTATTTTAAAATGTCTATTTGGGAGTGGTGCTAAAAAGCAAATGAAAGCAGTGTTTCAAATCTCTAGAGATAGTATTAAAAACCATAAATAAGAACGCTTTTATCACGAATGATAAATTTTTATTAAAAATGGACCCATTTTGGACCCAAACTGAACCCAAAGTGAGCCCTAATTGGACCCAATTTGGACCTAGATTGAACCCTTATTTCCATGCTATTATGCTATTGTGGTTTTTAAAGAAATGAAACAATCCCATTTAATTTAAAATCACAGTTCAGACATATAGGTTAAACCCCTTGCTAAAAAGTTCCTTATGGAGCTTTTTTCTTTTGCAAAAACAACGATGCAGTTTTAACTGCTATTTCTATAAATAAAAAAATGGAGGTGGTGACATGATTTGGAAAAACACGAGTTAGCATTTGAAGACTATAAAAATGGCATGAAGCAAAAAGAAATTGCTAAAAAATACAATACAACTATTAATACTGTTAAGTCATGGAGCCGTCGCTATGAATGGTCAAAAAAGAAGAAAAAGGGTGCACACCAAAATAAAAGTGTGCACACCAAAAAAGAATGCAAAAAAATAGCTGAAGAAATAGTAGAAACAAGTGAGCTGGATGAAGAACATCAGCTCTTTTGTATTTATTATTTAAAATATCATAACAAGGTCAAAGCATATCAAAAAGTAAAGCCAAACACTCCGTACAACAGTGCTTGTGTGATGGCTTCTCGCTGGTCTAAACAATCAGCCGTAATAGAAGAAATAAATCGTCTAAAAAAAGAACTGTACGAAGATGCTCTTCTTGATCCGCATGACATAGTTCAAAAGTATATCGATATTGCCTTTGCTGATTTGAACGACTATTTGGAGTATGGCCAAGAGGAAGTACCAGTAATTATTAAAAATCCTATTACAGGTGAGGATGAAGTTTTAAAGCAAACTGTTAATATGGTTAAATTCAAAGAATCGGCATTTGCCGATGGAACTATTCTTAGTGAAGTTAAACAAGGACGCAATGGAGCAAGTATCAAATTGGCGGATAGAATGAAAGCTCTTGATTGGCTATCTAAACACATGAATTTAGCAACCGAAGAACAAAGAGCTAAGATTGATTTAATCAAGGCACAAACAAGAAAGATTACAATTGACGATGAACAAGAAGAAATTATAGATGATGGTTTCTTGGAAGCATTAAACGCTAGTGCAAAAGAGGATTGGGAAGATGAAGAAGATTAGAACAGTATTCAAATTCAAACCTTTTAGCAAAAAACAGCGTAAAGTTTTGAATTGGTGGACTGAGAATTCACCAGTTAAAGATAAAGATGGAATTATCGCTGATGGTTCAATCAGATCAGGAAAAACTGTTTCAATGTCTCTTTCATATGTGATTTGGGCCATGTCTACATTTGTTGAGTGCAATTTTGGCATGTGCGGAAAGACGATTGGTTCATTCAGACGTAACGTTTTGAATATTTTAAAATTGATGCTTTGGTCGAGAGGTTACAAATTAAAGGATCATAGAGCTGATAACATGGTTGAAATTAGTAAAAATGGTGTAACCAATTATTTTTACGTGTTTGGCGGTAAGGATGAAAGCTCTCAAGATTTGATTCAAGGTATCACATTGGCTGGTTGCTTTTTTGATGAAGTGGCACTGATGCCTGAATCATTCGTAAACCAAGCGACAGCTCGTTGTTCTGTTGAGGGCTCTAAATGGTGGTTTAACTGTAACCCTGATGGCCCATTTCATTGGTTCAAAACAAACTGGATTGATAAAGCAAAAGAAAAGAATATCATCTACTTACATTTTACAATGGATGACAATCTTTCTTTGAGTGAGAAAATCAAACAAAGATACAAAAGTCAATGGAGCGGTGTTTTCTATGATAGATACATCAAAGGACTTTGGACTGTTGCAGAAGGTATCATTTATGATATGTTTAATAAAGATAAACATGTTGTTGATGATTGTGATTGTTTGATTGATAGTAAAAGTTATAGATATGTCAGTTGTGACTATGGTACACAAAATGCCATGGTCTTTTTGCTTTGGAATAAAGGAACTGATGATATTTGGTATTGTGTTGATGAATATTACTATTCAGGGCGTGACACGAAGATTCAAAAAACTGATAGTGAATATGCGGATGATTTAGTTAAATTTCTTAACGAAAGAGAAATATTCCAAATTGTTGTAGACCCCTCTGCAGCATCATTTATTGCTGAACTAAAGAAAAGAGGATTTAGGGTTAAAAAAGCTAAAAACGATGTCTCAAATGGTATTCGATTAGTCAGTACAATGCTTAATCAATGCAAAATCAAGTTTTTTAGCAAATGTAGAAATACAATTAAGGAATTTTCAGTCTATGCATGGGATCCTAAAGCGAGTGCTCGAGGAGAAGATGCTCCAATTAAGCAACATGACCATGCAATGGATGCTATCAGATATTTTATCTATACAATTTTAAAAGGCTCAGGACTTAACACTAATTTGGAAGGAGGTATTTAATGAAGACATTAGAGGTAATTGCAAAAGATGAAATTTTTACCATTTCCGATGATGAAACAATGGATATCAAACATTTGAATAAATACATTGCTAAGCACCAGCAATTAAATGGTTCAAGATATAAAAAGTTAAAAGATGGATATGAAGGGTTCTATCCAATTATGATGTACCAGGATAAACCACAATACAAACCGGATAACCGTATAATCGTAAACTTTGCTAAATACATAGTAGATACGTTTAACGGTTTTTTTATTGGTATTCCAATCAAGGTATCATCAACAGATGAAGAGGTTGCTACTTACATCAATGAATTGGATAAGAGAAATCATCAAGATGATAACAATGCAGAGATTTCAAAAAACTGCAGTATCTATGGCAAATGTTATGAAATGTATTTTATCAATGAAGACGCAAAGGTGGGTATTAGGTACATTGAACCAACTAAAGGATTTATTATATATGATGATTCAATCGTTCCAGAGCCAAGGTTTTTCGTTACATATTACTATGATTCAAATAGTATTATGCATGGTTATTTGAGTGATGATTCTTACGTTTATGAATTCAGTAATAAAAGTGGTATGCATTTTATTGGTGAAGGTTCACTTCATGGATTTGATGGTGTTCCTGTTACTGAATATGTAGAAAACGCCGAACGCATGAGCGCTTTTGAAAGTACATGGTCAATGATCAATGCCTACAATAAAGCAATAAGCGAAAAGGCAAATGATGTTGATTACTTTGCGGATGCATATCTAAAGATTATCGGTGCAAAAGTTGATAAAGACGGAATTATTCATATTAGAAATAACAGGATCATTAATTTTGATGAAGAATCCAATACAATTGATGTAGGATTTCTTGAAAAGCCTAATGCGGATGGTTCACAAGAAAACCTTATTAACCGTCTAGAAAGATTGATTTTTCAAATGTCTATGACACCTAATATCAACGATGAAAACTTTGGTACAAGTTCAGGAATTGCTCTTAAGTATAAGTTGCTTTCTATGTCAAACTTAGCCAAAGCAAAAGAAAGAAAATTCACTGGTGCTTTAGATAGAAGATATAAGCTGATTTTCAGTAACCCAATCAACACAGTTCATGAAGATAAATGGGTTGATGTTACTTATAAGTTTAGTCAAAACTATCCAGCAAATGTACTTGAAGAAACTCAAATTGCTCAAAACTTAGAAGGAGTTGTTTCTAAAGATACTCAACTATCTTCTCTTTCAATCGTTGAAGATGTTCAAGAAGAAAAAGAAAAAATTAAGCAAGAAGATGAAACTTCTAAAGAATCTATTGTTGATAAAAGGATGTTCAAATAATAGATGAACAGCGCTGAATATTGGCGTTTAAGAGAAGAAAAACAACGCTTGAAGAATATCAAAGACGAAAAAGAGTATGATAAGAAGATTAAAGAAATCTATCAAAGAATGATGGATGAAGTACAATCTGAAATCAATAACTTCTACGCTAAATATGCAAAGGATACTGGTATCACAATGGCTGAAGCTAAAAAAAGAGCTTCTAATTTGGATATGGAAGTTTATTCAAGAAAAGCTAAAAAGTATGTTGAAGAAAAGAATTTTTCAAAACAGGCAAATAAAGAAATGAAACTTTACAATTTGACAATGAAAGTTAATAGACTTGAATTGTTAAAAGCGAATATTGGTTTAGCTTTAGTGAGTGGCCATGATGAATTGGAAAAATACATGGATGAACTTCTTGAAAATAGAACACTTGATGAAATACAAAGACAAGCTGGTATTTTAGGACCAACAATTTTAGATAATGCTGATACAGTACATTCAATTGTCAACGCATCATTTCACAATGCAACATTTAGCGATAGGATTTGGATGCATCAAGATTTGCTAAAGTATGATCTTGAAAGTTTGCTAGCAACAGGACTTATCCAAGGAAAAAATCCTAATGAATTAGCCAGATTATTAAGAAAACGTTTCAATGTTAAAATCAGTGATGCACAACGATTAATGAGGACTGAACTTGCTAGAGTTCAAATTGATGCCCAACAAAGGTCATATGAAGCTAACGGAATTGATGAATATGAATATATAACATGTGGAATTGGTGATGCTTGTGATACCTGCAGGGCATTGAATGGTAAAGTTTTTCCCGTTAAAAAGATGAATGCTGGAGACAATGCTCCGCCAATGCATCCTAACTGTCATTGTTCGACAGGACCTCATATGGACAGAAAAATCTATGATGAGTGGTTGGATGGACTTGCAAATGGAAAACACAGTTTGAGATTGGATGAATATAAAAAGATTTCAGATGTAAAAAATGATTTAAAAAAACAAATTGCATCTTTATCTAAAAGTGAAAAAGAAATTCTTACAAGATATACTGGCAATCTTGCTATGCAAATTAATTTTGCTTTAAATACTGGACGTGAAAGAAAATTCAAAAAGGAAATAGCAATGTTAGATCATGCACTAAGTAAAGGAAAGATTCCAGATGATTTAATTTTATATCGAAAAATAGATAGTAAAGTTCTACTAAATAAAAGAAATGTTTCTGATAATGACATGTTTAGTTTAAAAGGTACTACGAAAACAGAGAAAGGATATTTGTCTACATCATTTAAAAACTTTGATTATAAATTAAGAGATGTAAATCTTGTTATGAAAATTCCAAAAGGTTATAAAGGCGCATTGTATATTGAACCATTAGCAAAAGAAAGTTATAAAAATCAAGATGAGGTTTTGTTTAAAAGAGGTGTGTGCTACAATATATGTGAAGTAAAAAAAGAAAAAGATAAATACACTTTAATAGTGGAGGTAAAGATAAATGATTGATTACGATAAATACCAATTTCATATTAAAGTTATAGGAAGCAAAGAAGAATTTATAAAGCATATTGAAGATTTTAAAAAAGCTGCTCCTTATTATACAGAGGAAGACATAGTAGCAATTCTTGATGAAGAACAAGACAAAAAAATAAGGCCTTCTTTTTGGAATAGACCTTGGATGTAAGCCGACAAATAGTCGGTTTTTCTTTTGATCAAATTTAAAGAAAGGAGAATGCCAATGTTAAATGCATTATTAATTATTTTTGTTATAGCAAAAATATTAGGCTTTATAACTTGGTCATGGTGGATTGTATTAAGTCCGTTATTAATTCAAGTGTTAATTGTTTTATTAAGTTTAATATCTTGCATTATAGCTAAATTTAAAATTGATAAATTATAAAAAACTTTAAAGAAAGGAGATTATTTATGGCGGAAGGATTAAGACCACATCATCACCAAGAGTTTGAGTATCGTACGGAACAATACTTTGATAAAAAGAGAAGCTGTTTGGTTAAGAAAATTCAATATATGTGCATGATTTGCGGCCGCATTCGTTATGAAAAATATGACTGTTATGTACCACCACCCAAACCAAAAACAAAATCATTGGAAAGAAATAAGAAAAAATATGGCAATCGAGGGTGATTGCTTTTTATTTTTTAAGAGGGATTTATATGATTAATATTACAGTTGGAATTTCTAAAGAACATATAGCAATTAAATGCATTGGCCATGCCAATTACAACACATGTGGTGATGATATTGTCTGTTCTGCAATTTCTACGCTATTACAGACACTTTGCTATAGTTTGGAAGAATTAACCAAAGATAAAATAAAAACCTCTCTAGAAAAAGGAGAGGGGTATATAGGCATATATCATCCAACATGCAAGGCAATTACATTAGTCAATAGCTTTGTGATTGGATGCAGAGAGGTAAGCAATATTTACCCTGATTATGTACAATTAGAAATCAAAAATTAGCGCATGTGGCGCTTTTTATTTTGTCCAAGCATTTATGACTTTAAAAGATATGGGTGAGTCAGGCGTGGAAACTTTAAGCTACGGAGAAGAGCAGGCGTGTAACTCTCTAAAAGATACGGATAGGAGATAAAAAAATGAAAAAAGAATTAGAAGAATTATTAAAATTATCCCATAAAAGAAACTTCAATTTACAGTTATTCGCTGATGATGGCGGAGAAGGTGGTTCAGGTGGAACTGACGATCCTGAAGATAAATCAGGTAATGATGAAAAAGAAGATAAAAAATACACTGATGAAGATGTAAACAACATCATCAATCGAAAATTTGCTGAATGGGAAAAAAGACAAAAAGAAAAAAGCGCAAAAGCTGCAGAAGCTGAACGATTAAAAAACATGACCGAAGAAGAAAAAAGAAAACATGAAATGGAAGAACTCCAAAAGAAAATCGCCGGTTATGAGAAAGAAAAAGCTATTGGAGCAATGACAAAGGTTGCCAGAGGAATCTTAAACGATTCGAAAATCGTTGTTAATGATGAATTATTAGTAAATCTAGTAGCTGAAGATGCTGAAACAACAAAAGCAAATGTAGAAAACTTTGTTAAAAACTTCAATGACGCTGTTCAAAAAGCAGTAGCTGAAGCATTAAGAGGGAAAACACCTCGATTAAAGGATGGTTCAAAAGAGTTGACAAAAGAAGATATTCTAAAAATTAAAAATAGAACTGAACGTCAAAAAGCAATGGCTGAACATCCTGAATTATTTAGATAAAAAAGGAGAAAACTATATGAGAAAACAATTCAATTTGCAATTATTTGCTGCACCAACAAATACAACAGTTACAACTGATTTAGAACCAGGTATTTCTATCGATTATACTTCTAGAATCAGCTCAAATATCAATGAGTTACAAGACTTATTAGGAGTTACAGAATTAACTCCAATGTCTTCAGGAACTACAATCAAAATCTATAAAATGGAGGTTGGTACAGTTGCCCCTCAAGTTGGCGAAGGAGAAACAATTGGCTTAACTAAAGTAACTAGAAAGAAAGTTAAAGATATCGATTTAGTATTAGAAAAATATCGTAAATCAACTACTGCAGAAGCAATTCAACGTTCAGGACGTAATATTGCTATCAATCAAACTGATGAAAAAATGGTCGGTGTCATTCAAGGACAAATCAAAAAGACTTTCTATTCTACTTTAAAAGAAGGTACAGGAACTGCTACTGGTAAAACTTTACAATCCACTTTATCTGCGGTATGGGGAGAATTATCTAAACGTTATAAGGATGAAACTATGACACCTATTTATTTCGTGTCTACAGATGATGTTGCTGAATATTTAGGCTCAAAAGAAATCACTTTACAAACTGCTTATGGATTCACATACTTAAAGGATTTCTTAGGTTTAGGTGATGTCATCGTTTCACCTGAATTAGAAAAAGGTACAGTATATGGTACTGCCAAAGAAAACATTGCGGGTGCTTATATTCCAACAAACAATGGGGATGTTGCTGATACATTTGGCTTAACAAGTGATACAACAGGTCTAGTAGGTATGGTTCACACTTCTAAAACAGACAATGCAACAATTGAAACATTATTAATGTGTGGTGTTAAATTCTTTGTTGAATACGTTGATGGCGTATTCAAAGGAACAATCACTCCAGGAGAAGCTGCTTAATGTATGTTGCAATTAAAAGATTCGTTGATTTAACAGATGATGATCATATTTACAATGCTGGTGATATGTACCCTAGAGATGGTTTTGAACCATCTAGGGAACGTATCGTTGAGTTAGCAACATCAAAAAACAAACTAGAAACACCACTTATTACTTATATCGAAGACGAAAAACAAAGTGTTGCAGGAAATGACAAAGTAGAAGATGAAAAAGACATACCTAAGAAAACAACTAAAAAAGCTAAAAGTGAATAGTTATGGCAATCATTAATGATGTAACTGCGTTGTTAGGTTTTTTTGATGAAAAATCTAACAAAACATTAGATGTGATTATTCGTCTTACTACTAATCGTTTAAAAACACTATTGGATGTTGAAGAAGTACCAACTGAATTAGAATATATCGTTACTGAAGTTTCAATTGTTAGATACAACAAGATTGGTTCTGAAGGAGTCACAAATCATTCAGTTGAAGGAGAAACCATGTCATTCAGTGATAATGATTTTAAAGGGTATTTGAACGACATAGAAGCATGGAAAAATAAGAAAAATGAAGTAAAAGGGGTTGTCAAATTCTTATGAGATATGACACTCCTGTTTATTTTCAAAAAGTTACACAAGGTGAGTATGATCCTACTACCGGAGATTATGGAGAGGATACAGTAGATGAAACCTGTGTAATGGCATCTGTCATGGATACAAGGACTGAAACAATGCAAGTTGTTTATGGTTCTATCAAGCAAGGAAGTAAAACGATTCATATTCAAAACCATTATGATAAGTCCTACGATTCTATTAGAATTGATAATAAGATTTATCGAGTGGATTATTCTAGAACCCTTAGAAATAAACATTCATTTATCGTTCATGAGGTACAAAATGGGTAGAAGTATTAAGATCACAGGCATCAAGGAATTGGAGGCTAAACTCAAAAAAAATGCTACTCTCGATGATGCCAGAACAGTTGTAAAAAAGAATGGTGCTGAATTGCAAACTTTAATGACAAGAAATGCTAATTTCGTTAAGGGGTATGCAACAGGCACAACAAAGAGAAGTATTCGATATACATTTACTGATTTGAATTTAACAGCAACGGTTGAACCAACAACATACTATTCACCTTACCTTGAATATGGAACACGTTTCATGTCGGCCCAGCCCTTTGTAAGGCCATCTTTCAACATTCAAAAAGAAATCTTCAAAAGAGATTTGAAGAAATTAATGAAATGAGGTGTGTTATGGATCCTCAACAAGAATTGTTCAGTTATTTGTTAGTAACATTAAAAAAAGAATATCCGGATATGGTTTTTGATGGATTTATGCCACCAGAAGGAACACCATATCCTTTTATTTATCTTGCTGATAGTCAACAAATTGATGATTATGGCAATAAAACAGCAATCTTTAACAATGTGTATCAAACTATTCATATATGGAATGATTCACCTAAAAAAAGAGGTACTGTTTCAAACATAGCATTGAAAATTAAAAATATAACAAGAAGATTAGAATACACAACTAATTATAAGTGGGAAATTAGAAATATCGAACAAAGGATTTTGGAAGATACGACAACCAAAACACCACTTATGCACGTTGTACTAGAGCTGGAGTTCAAATCTTCTAGTAAAGGAGGAAAAAGAAGTGATCAATAAATTTGATTTGCAATTATTTGCTGATGAAAGTCCTGAAACAATTTCAGGTAAAAAACTTGTCTACTTATTTAGAGTGGCAGAAGATTCTAAAATAGAAAACGCAGGTGCTTTAGCTTTTGTAACTGAAAATGAAAGAACAACATCTAAAGATGCTGATTCTACACAAACGAAAGATGGAAATGTTCGTACACCTGGTGCTGCTGAAATTGAAATCACAAGCACATCATTATTGCCTAAAGGGGATAAGATGATTGATAAATTAGAATCAGCAATGCTAAATGACAAACTTGTAGAATGCTGGGAAGTAAATTTAGTTGAGCCAGGTTCTAGCACAAACAGTGGTAAATATAAATCAAAATATTATCAAGGATTTTTAACAGAATGCTCAACATCTTCAAGTGCGGATGGCAATGTGGAAGTATCGTTAACATTTGGAGCAAACGGCAATGGTGCAGATGGCTATGCATCTTTGACAAAAGAGCAAGAAGAAATCGCATCATATGTTTTCAAAGATGTTACAGCTGAAGAATAAGCGAGTAGAAATACTCGTTTTTTTATTTTATTTAAAGGAGAAAAAGAAATGGAATTAATTATTAATGAAAATGTTTATAATTTTAGATTCGGAATTGGATTTGTCAGATATCTCGATGGAAAAGCATCCGTGAAACAAGACGGTGTAACATTTGGGATTGGTTTAGAAACGTTGTTACCTAATCTTTTATCAAAAAATACAGTAACTTTAGTCGATTGTTTGATTGCAGCGAACAGAACAGAAAAAATAACAGTTACTCAAGATATTCTAGACAAATATATTGATGATGATTCTACGGATATCGATCAAGTGTTCGAGGATGTGATTGAAGAGTTAAAAAAGTCAAATGCATCCAAGTTAAAAACAGCGAAAATTATAGAAGATATCAAGAAGAACGAGGAATTGTTAGAACTTCAAAGAAAACAACTTATGAATCAATAGTGAATAATTGTTTTAGATATTTGAATATCAATGACATCGATAAAATAAACAGATTAACAATCGCAGAATATCAAATGTTGATGAACGGAGCTTTTCTAAAATCCATTGATAAGCAAGAAGAATTATTTCTTCTTGCATGGGCTATTAGACAAGCTAAAGCTAAAAAGAAAAGTGGCAGGTATTTCTATCGTACTTTTAAACAATTCTTTAATAGAAAGAAAATAGAAAGTCAAATCATAGGTAAAAAAGATATTACCTCTCTTTCTTCTAAAATTCAAAGAGCAATGGAACTTGTCAAGAAGCAGGAAAGGGAGTGAGAATAGGTGGAAACATACAGTGTCAAAGCGGTATTAAGTGCAGTCGATTCAAATTTTTTATCCACAATGAAAAGTGCAAGTAGCAGTCTTTCTGGTATTCAAAGTGCTAGCGAAAACGCTAAAAGTTCAATTATGAAAATAGCTAGTGGCATAGGTGTATTTAAAGCTTTAAGTGCAAGTGCTAACTTAGTTAAAAGTTCTATTTCAAGTGCCATGGGTAGACAAGATACTATGGAAGCGTTCAACCGTACTATCACACAGATTACTGGCAGTGCTGAAAATGCCACTAAGGCATTAGAGGATTTAAAGAAAATCACTAAAGGTACTGCTTATGGTTTGGATGTTGCGGCAAAAGCAACACAAAACTTTGTTACTCGTGGTATGGATCTTTCAAAAGCTACTAAGTCTGTTGGAATTTGGGCGGATGCTGTCAGCTTCTATGGAAAAGGAACCAATGAACAGTTAGAAACAGTTACTGATGCTCTAGCAAAAATGAGAACCAAGGGTACAGTTGAAATGGAACAATTGAACCGTCTATTTGACGTTGGTATCAATGCTGTTGGAATTTATGCTAAAGCAGTTGGAAGAAATGCAGCAGATGTACAAGAAGATCTATCAGCTAAAACTATAACTACTGAACAGTTCTTAGATGTTGTAGAAAAAGCTATGGCAGAGGGAACCAACGGAGTTGATAAAATTGCTGGTGCAGCTTTACAAGCTGGTTCATCTTGGACGGGTACAATTGATAACATGAAAGCTGCAACAACACGAGGTGTTTTAAGTATCATGCAAGCAATTGATGACATGCTATCAAAAAATAAGCTACCTCAAATGAGAGAAATGATTTCTCAATTTGGTAAAGGTGCAGAAGCAACGATGAACGCTATTGCCAATGGTATTAAGAATTTAAAAGATGTTGGAGCACTTATTCCGCAAATAGGAGCACTAGGAAGTGCTCTTTTTGTTGTTGGTGGAAGTGTTGACTATATTAGAGCATTAGGTGGAGGCTTTGATTTATTATCAACCAAAGTTTCAGGATTAAAAAATTCCATGAGTGGTCTTCCAAAATATCTGGCTGTTTTGAAAGGCACATTTATCGACAGCATGAGCAAATTAATGCCTAGCTCAGTTAAAAAGAGAGTACTGGGAAATTTGTTGGGAATAAAAATGAATGGAATATTAGTCTCTCAACAACTAGGGGATGCATTCGATAAAGTGTCTTCAAAAATTCCTGACAAATTCATGAAAATGGGCTCAGGAATAGGAAAAGGATTAAAAAAATCAACGGATGTCGGTATGAAAGCTATGTCAACAATGACGACAGGATTAACTAAAGTATTTGCGATTGCTATGAGATCAGTAGGACCTGCAGCTATTTTAGGATTAGTTGTTGCTGGTTTAGGAATTGTAAACAATCAGTTTGGAAGTCAAATTGATCAAATGATTGCCACGGTTGTTACACAGGCACCTAAAGTGATTAGTAATTTTGTAAAAGGAATTACTAGTCAAATGCCTATGTTAGCAAGTTCAGGAGCACAGTTACTAGTTCACTTATCAGTCGGAATAGCCAAAACATTACCACTTGTTGTAAATGCAGGTATGAAAATATTGAATTCGATTATTCAGGGAATATCAGCTAACGCTCAATCAATTGTTAAAAGTGCGTTGCTAATTGTTGGTACTTTAGGTGGCGCAATATTAAATGCGGTTCCACGGTTACTAGGAATGGGACTACAAGTGCTTACTTCAATTACACAAGGTATCCTAGATAATATGCCTTTAATATTGGTAGGAATTCAAACCATGATTACCAATATTACAACAGCAATTCAAACGAAACTGCCTACAATGATACAAATGGGAGTTCAAATACTTCAAAATATTGCTACCGGTATTGTTCAAATGCTACCACAAATAGTCGTAGGAACAATTCAAATTATCACAACGTTAATCGATACAATCAGTGGAAATCTTCCAACGATCCTTAATGGTGCGGTAGAAATCATCAATACATTAGTTGGTGGTTTAATCAATAATTTACCACAAATAATCAATGCTACAGTTGAGTTGATAGGGGCGATTTTAAATGCAATCATTACAAATCTCCCTCAAATTATGACCGCAGGTGTTCAAATTATCTTGAAGTTGGTTTCAGGATTGATTTCAGCAATACCTCATGTTATTTCGGGTGTGGCTAAGGTTGCTAAGAAAATTATTTCAACTTTCAAGGATACAAACTGGTTAGAAGTCGGTATCAATATTATCAAAGGAATAGCCAAAGGTATTTCAAGTGCTGCTGGTCAGTTATGGAATGCAGCTAAAGGTGTTTTAGGCGGTTTCAAAGATAAAGTGTTAGGATTCTTTGGTATCCATTCGCCTTCTCGTTGGGGTAAATGGGTAGGTAGAATGCTTGATACCGGTGTTGCTAAAGGTATCGGTGGTTATACTCGTTTGATTGGAAATCAAGCTAAAATGATGTTTGATACAGTATCTTCTTATGTAAGTGATATTAGTAATCTCGGTATGCAATATTCATTTGCGGGAGAAATGGGAGCAATAACCGTGGATCATTATGTAGATTACAACGATAACTATATCAACAGTAATGGAGGAGATGCTGACAAGAATGAATACTATTTCAATATTACAAACGAAATGGACGGAAAAGAAATCAGCAAAGCTACTTATAAATACGATCAAGAGAACACTAAGAAAGATGAAAAATTCTTAAAGAAATTGAGAGGTGATAAATAATGTCTTATAAATTCATAGATGTAGATGATGATATTGAATCGTTTCTACCTGCTGAAGCAATGTCATATAACGGAGTTTATCTTGAAAATGAAATAGAAGGGTATAGAACATTAAATGTGAGCGGACGTGAATTAATGTCCGCTTCTATTAAAAGTTCCTCTGTTGATGGGATTAGTGGTTCTAAATATCAATATAAGACATATCCATCTCGTACAATCACAGTAAAGTTTCAATTGATATGTGATACTGATAGAAAATTTAGAGAAGCGTTTAATAGAATGAATCAAATTTTAAGTGCGGAACAAGTTAAAGTTATTTTTAATGACGAACCTGATAAATACTTTATTGGAACAAAAGAAGGAAATACAGATATCGAACCCGGGAAAAATAGCGTTATTGGTGAGTTTGATATTTATTGTGCAGATCCTCGTAAATATTCCACATCTTTAAAAGAATTCGAAGGAGTTATCGAAGATGGAAGTCTAGTAGCTAATATTATTAATAATGGTACTGAAGATGCAATCATTGATTACGAGATAACAAATAATGCTGAAAGTGGATATTTAGGAATTACTTCTGAAAAAGGAACAATGGAATTTGGAAAAATAGAAGAAGCTGACGGAGAAGACTATCAACAAAATGAAACTCTCGTATGGCTAGACGATTTCATAAAATTATCTGATGATGTAGGTGGATATGATGCGATGCACCCAATCTATGGAACAAAGGGATCATTAGGCACTTCAACATGGTTTGGCCACACTTTTTTGAGAATGACAAATGCAGGAAGACCATACAATACAGCTGGCGGAGGATTAAGGACCTTAATATTGCCCGTTGATTCTAATGGGGATAAAGGAGCAGTAAATTTCTACTCTTATTTTCATCTGATTTTTTATGCTGGAGCTTGGGGACAAACTGGAGAAATGAGCATTTCATTTTTAACGGAAGATGATAAGTTTATTTGCGGTGTAAATTGGTATAAGTCAGGGAAAAATGACAACACAGGGTATTATGAATTGATGTGCTACGATCCAAAAGCAACGTCGAAATCTAATCCTGCAGCCAAAGTTCTTAGAACGTACACTTATACAACTTCCCATCTTCATACTGAAAATCCTTGGTATTGGGATTGGGGACATTGTGATATTAGAAAGATAGGTTCTGAGCTTCAATTTTATTACTGGGGTAGCTATCCTAAATACAATATCCCTGAAATCAAAGATATGAAGTGTGCAAAAGTTCAAATAGCAATAAAAGAATATGATAATCACAGTCAAATGTCATATTATGGATTTAATAATTTCTATTTTCAAAAAATGTATGTAGACAAATGGAAAGATGTTCCAAATAGATATCCTGAAGGGTCAATTCTAACAATTGATGGAGAAACTTCACATTTTTTTGTTAACGGTATGCAAAAACAAAGTGAAGAAGTTTTAGGAACAACCTATTTTAAAGCACCTCCAGGTGAAATGAAAATAAAATTTCATGTTAGCACATGGACTAAAACACTCCCAAGTGTAAAAGTTAGGATTAGAGAGGTATGGTTATAATGAATTGCATTAGAATAGCGGTTTTAAGTGCATATGATGAAGTATGCACTTTTTTAGATAATTCAATTACAAAAGCAATGCATTATTGGAACGATGAGCTACACACGTATTTAAAAGGCGGAGCGTATACTTACAGTTTTAAAACATTTACCGACTATGAAGATGCTCAATATCTGACTGTCGGAAACAAAATATCGTTCATTTACAAAGATAAAGGATATTACTTGAATATTGTTAATGTTGATCGTGATGAAGTATATACAACAGTAACTGCCTATGGTCTCTCTTTGGAATTAACGAATGAAGAGACAGGACCATACAAAGCAACAGGAGCAATGTCTTTTGAACAATATATAAATGCTTTTAATTTTGAAAAGCCTTTTGTGATAGGAGTAAATGAAGTTTCTGATAAACGTATCACCCATGAATGGGAAGGAACTGATACGATTCTTGCTAGATTGTTTTCTTTAGCAAATGTCTTTGATGCTGAATTAGAGTTCATTACTGAACTTGATAGAAATTATTCCTTAAAAAGGATTGTTATGAATATTTACCGAGAACACGATAGCAAGCATCAAGGCCTCGGAAATGACAAGAGAGGTCAGGGAAATATCCGCTATGGAAAAGAAATAACAGGAATATCGAAGAAAAGTGATATCACTGAATTATATACAGCCATAAGACCAACCGGAACTGATGGCTTAACTTTATTGAATCTTGATAAAAAAGAATATGACGATGATGGGAATCTTGAGTATTCAAGCCCAAAAGGGACTATTGAAATTTTGGCACCTCAAGCAAGAGATAGATTCCCATCAACTTTAATGGCTGATATCAATGGCCGATACATCTGCAAAGTTTGGAGTTATGATACAGACAATCCAGAAACATTATATGGTCAAGCGTTGGCTCAATTAAAAAAGAATTGTATTCCACAAGTATCATATACCGTTGACGGTTATATTGATGCCGAAATAGGAGATACATTCATTATTGAAGACAGTGAATACGCTCCAACGTTATATTTAGAAGCTAGAATTACTGAACAGTCAATATCATTTACAAATAGAGATAACTGTAAGACTACTTTTGACAATTTCGAAGAGTTACAATCACAAATCAATGAAAGTTTGATTGATGAAATGAAATTATTGATAAATGCAAATAAAATGTATGATGCATCAATTATTACTTCGAATGGAAGTGTTTTTAAAAACGATACAGACAGTACTGTTTTAACAGCTTTAATAAGAGAAAATGGGGTTGATATAACCGAATCTCTTACTGTTTTTTGGTATAAAAACGGAAATAAGATCTTAGAGCAAAAAAGTGTTTCAGTTATTGCAACTGATTTCATAGAAAAAGCAGTTTATAAATTTGAAGCATTTAAAGATGAACAAATAAAAGCAACTTGTGAGATTACTATCATTAATGTAAGAGATGGGAAAGATGGTCCTAAAGGTGATGATGCAATAACTCTATATATTGAATCATCAAATGGAAATACATTTAAAAACAGTGATATTGCAACTATATTGACTGTTTATATTTATATTGGAGCCGAAAGAATTGAATCGGCTGAACAATTAGAAAAAAGATTTGGTAAAAGCGCTTATTTACAATGGAGCGTAAAAAAACTAGGAGAAAAGGAATTTTCACCTATAGAGCTTGATGATTCAAGATTAAATGACAAAGGATTTATATTTACTATAAGTCCAAGAGATATAAATAAGAAAGCAGTTTTCAACTGTGAATTAAACTTGGAGGAATAAAAGAATATGGCAATCAAAGCAAGTAATCAAGTAGATTTATTAGATATGACGGATGGGTATACCGTTGTATTGACAAATGATAACTATACATTTTTAGGAACTACTACTGCCGTTGATGGAACTCAAACAACAAGCACACAAGTAATGGCTTTACAAGGCTCTGAAACAGTACCCGCTAAAATAGGTACAATTACATGCCCAACAGGTATTAGTGCTGTTAGTGATGGAAAGACTCCAATGCCTACTATCACAATCACTGCAACCAGTGCTTTAACAAAAACAGGTAGTTTCACTATTCCTGTAATCATCAATGAAGGAACAGTAAACGAAGTTACAATTAACAAAGTGTTCTCTTATTCTATTGCATTTAAAGGTAATCAAGGAATTCAAGGAACAAGTGTTAAGATTTCTTCTAAATCAATTCAATATGTCGGTTCGTCAAGTGGAACAACACCACCAACTAGTGGATGGCAAAATTCTATTCCATCAGTTAGCGCAGGAAACTACTTATGGACAAAAACAACAGTAACTTATAGTGATGGTACTTCTACAGTATCTTATTCAGTCGCTAGACAAGGCGCTAATGGTTCATCACCTACAGTATCTAAAACAGTTACTGAATACATTCAATCAACAAGTGGAACTACTACACCTACAAGTGGATGGTCTACAACTCCACCAACAGCAACTGCTGGGCAATATATTTGGACAAAAGTAACAGTGACTTACAGCGACAGTAAAACAGCTGTTAGCTATACTGTATCTAAAAATGGAAGCAATGGTGCTAAAGGTGATAAAGGAGATAAAGGGGAAACAGGTGCTAAAGGTAATGATGCCATTTATATGAACATTACATCTTCAAATGGAAATGTATTTAAGAATACTGCAATCGCCACAACTTTAACGGCTCATGTGTATAAAGGTGCTACAGAATTAACTAGCGCTGCTATTACAGCATTAGGAACTATTAAATGGTACAAAGATGCTGGTGCAACTGCCGTTGGAACTGGTCAAACATTCACGGTTAGTGCAGGGGATGTAACAAACAAAGCAACATATACTGCACAATTAGAGGGATAATATATGGCAGTTAAATCTAGTGCAATTCTAACATTAATTAGAGTAAATGACGGGGAAGATGGTAATGATGCTATTACTGTTTCCCCAACAGCTCCGTCTAATCCTGTAACAGGGCAGTTGTGGCAAACTGCGTCAGGCAATCCAATCAAAAGATGGGACGGTTCAAAATGGGTTGTTCATTATATTTCTGTTGAAAATTTAAAAGTAGATTCGCTAAGTGCTATATCGGCAAACCTAGGCGCAATTACTGCAGGCTCAATATCGATTAATGATACATTTTCAGTAACTTCCGGAGGTATCTTAACTGCCACAAGTGGAACCATTGGTGGATGGAAAATTGAAGATACTAAAATCTCTTCAAGTGACGGAGGAATGTCAGTTTGGAATGAGATGTCATTGACGTCTGACGCATCTTTAAGTTCGGTTCAGTATAATAAGGCAGATAGTATGCAATATAGAACAAAATTGTATGCTGGAATGATTGATATTGGATATCAGGCTTATGGAGATACAAATAACACATCTTTAGAAAGAGGCATAAATATTTCCGGAGGACTTTTGAATTTTTATAACGCTTCAACCAATTCTGTTGGAGCTATAGAAGTTGATAATTCAGGACCTTCTTTAAAAATATCCGCTTCGAATTCTTTAGAAGTTATTGCAAAGGCGTATACATTTAAGATAAATAACAAACAAGTATATATGTTTGGGTTACAATCAACATATGATTTTTAATTAGGAGGTATTTTAAAATGAAACATAATACAGCGAAAATAGTCGGGGGGGGGTGCAATATTTACTATTAGATATTGTGCCCTTGGAAAGAAGGTGTGCTTCTAGATTAGTTAGTAAGCATTTAAAGGGTGATATCCAATGGCTTTCGTAGATTTCTTTGGAAATTTTGTCAGGAAAAAGGATGTATATCTTAAATATTCAACCAATGAACAATGGACGGGCGAATATTGGATAGATGGACACAAAATCTATCAGGTATCTTACAATTTAGGAACGATCAATGCTTTTAAGAAAATTACTAACATTCCTAATTTTGATAGAAATATAAGGTATGAATATTCTATGAGAGCAAGCGATAAAATTAGTGGTATGAATAGTACTGTAAATACTGATTTATTCGTAACTACTGGTGGAGATGTTTATATAAATACTAATGGAAACACAAGATATGATGTTGTATTGACATTGTGGTATACAAAAACAACTGGATAACATTATTTAAATTAATTGATTTAGAAGTAAAGTTATGAGTTTTATTGATTTTTTCGGTAATAAAGTTAGAGCAAGGGATGTAGTATACTCCAATGGAAACAGTTTAGAAATTTCAAAGGAGTGGCAACAGCTGGATATAAACTGTGGTGGGTTTAAAACAATTACAGTAGACTTATCAAAATACAATGAGTTTCTACTCACCATAGGAACATATCCAGCGAATCAGTATAGAATATTGAGTTCTACAGTAATTCCTAAGACAGCTTTAGAAAATATGATAGGTCAAGATAGTAATGGTTATTTTCAGGTCAGATATAGTGATTATTACTGGGCCGGATTAGATTATTTAGGAAATAATAAAATTCGTTATCGTTCTAGCAATAATGAGGGCTTAGCTACTATTTGGGCTAGATAATCAATGAAAATAGTAAATATTGATTAATATGTCGTTTATAGATTTCTTTGGAAATGTAGTTAGAAAGAAAGACGTGTATTTTAAGTATTCTACTGATGAACAGTGGACAGGAGAATACTGGATAAACGGAGTAAAGATATATTGCAAAGTAGTATCTGTAAGTGGATTTACTAAAGATAAATACGTTGCGCATAACATATCAAACTTGCACAGGATATTGAGTTGCGACTTGTTTGTAATGTTTAATGATGGAACAAATCATATGATGCCACGTGCACATAAAGATAATGACCATGATGGTATCTCTGTTCAAGTGACTAAAACAAATTTAATATTACAGGTCGGCCAATCAAATGGTTTTGCTAATGCGACAGGGTATGCGATACTGAAATATATTAAAACAAATTAGGAGTGAAAAGTGTATATGAAAATTAAAGATATTTTAAACAGTAGAAATGTATTGATAAAGTTAAATAATACATCAGGAATATCAAGTATTGCTGCTTTTTATATTGGAAAGAACATAAAATTATTAGATGAAGAATTGAAACTCTATAATGATGTTCGCATAAAAATTTTAGAGAATTCTGCTAATAAAGATGAAGATGGGGTACCAATCATCAATGAATCAACACTTCAATATGATATTTCAGATGATAAATTACAAATTGCTTTAGAAGAAATTGAAGAACTTCAAGATGAAGATATCAACATTGATATTAGAAAGGTAACTGTAGAAGATATCAATAAAGCTGAACTGACTCCTAGAGAATTAATGTTAATTGAGTTTATGTTAGAAGTGTAGAAAGAGAGGGAAATGAATATGGATCTAAGTTTCATTACAGGTTATTTTGTACCAGTAGTTATGGCTGGGTGTTTAGCAACGGGATATGTTGTAAAAAAATGGATTAAGGATGTTGATAACAAATACATCCCAACAATCGTGTTTATTGAAGGAGCAATTTTAAATTGTATTGTTATGAATAATACTACAGTTGAAACTATTGTAGGTGGTGCAATTTGTGGGTTAGCATCAACGGGACTACATCAAGCTTTTACACGTTTGATTGAAAATAAAGAAAATTAGAGGTGTATATATGCAAGAAATTTTGATGCAAACATATACTATTGCTTTGCCTGTTGTATTAGGCTATATTGTTTGGTTATTACAAAATCAAAAGAAGTCACGTGATGCTAATTCACGAGGGACTATGCTTCTTTTAAGAGTACAATTGATTGAATATCATTCCAAATATACAAAGAGAGGAAATATTCCAAGCTATGCATATGAAAATTTTAATGAAATGTACAGTGCTTATCATGATTTAGGTGCAATGGAATGGTAACTCACATGAAAGAAGAAATAGATCAGTTACATTTTAATAAAAATGAAGAGAGTGAATAGCTCTCTTTTATATTACAAGGAGGAGAAAACAATGAAATTTGAAAGAGCATTTAAACTTATGCAAAGTGGAGCAAAAATCAAACTTCCAAGTTGGGGTGGATATTGGTATTGGGATGATGAAAAGAAAACAGTAATCATGCATACCAAAGAAGGCAAAGAAATGGATATTAGAGAAACTGAAAGAGTCATTTATACGTTGTCTAATATTCTTGATGATCAATGGCAAATTGCTGATGAAGAAAATTGTCCCGAACTAGGAGGAGAAGCTACTTTTGGTTTTGATGAAGCTATCAAATATCTAAAAAGAGGAATGAAAGTAAAGCGCAAGGGATGGAACGGTAAAGAACAGTATATTGAACTTGCTACAAATGTATCTTTTAAAACACCTAATGATGAAGTTATTAATGTAGATCATGTAGATATGGGTAACAAAGCAATTGCTTTCCATGGCACAAGCGGTGTACAGCTAGGATGGTTAGCAAGTCAAAGTGACATGTTATCAAATGATTGGATTTTTGCAGAAGAAAATTAAGGAGGAAATAAAAAATGAATATTATTGAAAAAACATATAACTGGAATGGTAGTTTAAAAAATAGAACTTCAACAAAGAGAATTATTTTACACCACGCTGAATCAAAATCATGTACTGCAGATGATATTCATAGCTGGCATTTAAAAAAAGGTTGGAGTGGAATTGGATATCATTTCTTTGTTAGAAAAGATGGATCCATTTATAGAGGTAGACCTGAAAATGTTGTTGGATCACACGCTAAAGGTTCTAATAGTGATTCTATCGGTATTTGTTTTGAAGGAAGTTATATGACAGAAACAATGTCACAAGCTCAAATCAATGCAGGTAGAGAATTAGTAACTTACTTAAAAAATAAATACGGAATTTCTAAAGTTCAAAAACATAAAGATGTATGTTCTACTAATTGTCCAGGAACTAATTTTCCATTTGATGCAATTGTAAATGGAACTGTTGCTACAGCACCAACTCCTGCAGCTAAACCATCTACAAGTGGAAAGGCAACAGGCACATATGAAGTTACAGCTAGTGATTTATCAGTTAGAACTGGTCCTGGAACTAATTTTCGAAGAAAAACTCATAATGAATTAACCGATGATGGAAAGAAACATGATAAAGATAAAGATGGATGTCTTGAAAGAGGAACAAGAGTAACTGTTTACGAATGGAAGAATGGATGGGCTAGAACACCATCAGGATGGTTAAGCGGAGATTACTTGAAAAAAGTCTAATTAGAAGTATAATATATTTGTTAGTTAACAGAAAAAGCAAATGTAATATTATCTATTCTTCAAAAATGTTTCGACAACTTTTATATTAACTAATAATTGCATGAAAAGACCTGCTCAAAATTACCTGAGTAGGTTCTTTTTTTGTACTTTTTTTCAAATTTCTCTATCCTTATTATATATAGGTGATTATTTCAATAAAAGTTGAGGAATAATACAATATGAAACAGTATAAAATAGTATGAAAAGAGATATGTAGATAAAATTCGTTGCACAAATATAATCAATCAATGTATAATACCTATAGCAAGAAATGAAAATGAGACAAAAATTAGGCGTTTATGAATAGGGGAGTTTTTAGTATGGGTAGAGAATATGATGTTTTAGATATAGCAAGATATATAATTAATAAATGCAATGAAAAAGGAATTATTATTTCTAATTTAAAATTACAAAAGTTATTATATTTTGTTCAAGGATATATGCTTGCCTTAACTGGCAATAGATGTTTCCCTGAAAAAATTGAAGCTTGGGATTATGGACCAGTATGTCCTAATGCATATCATGAATTCAAAAGATATGGTGCGATGAATATACCACCAATAAAAGAATATTTGGAAGTTTCATTCGATTCTCAAGATAATATATCATGGGATAAAGTTCAGTATGATCCATACATGATAGATTCTGATACTAGAAAAATTATTGATGCGATTATTGATAATTTTGCTCATTTAAGTGCTACAAGATTAGTTGATATCACACACAATCAGCTTCCATGGCATGAAACTTATTATAGTCATCCATCCGAAAGAAATGCAGTGATTGATGAGCAACTTATAAAAAAATATTTTGAGAATTTAGCGAATGGTTAGTAACATGGATAGAATTGAAAATATTAATGAGAAAATTAACGAACTAAATAACGAAATTAACGAACATATAGATAACTTGTATGAACACGCTGAGAAAGATATGGATAATATAATTCAATTACTCATACTAAATAAAACAGCCTTTGATGAAAATTCGTTTCGAGAAAGCTTGAAAAAGTATTTAGAAAAATATCATCGTATTTTATATTCTAGTTTTTCAAATAAAGTGTTCGAATGGTCAAAAACTGAAAATAATTATACTGATAATGCAATAGTCAATCTATCATCAATGGTAAATAAGATTGAAATCAATAACTTTGAAAAAGAAGATACGATATTACTGAAAATGCTTGATCATATTCAATTAGCCATTCATCAAGTTGAAATGATGGAATTGAGCGATAATAAAATTGAACCTTATCTTATCAAATCAGTTTCAGCATTTGACAAAAAAATTACTGATCAAGTTAAGGAAGTTAATAATTCTATTTCTTCTCAAACTAAAAAGATAAATGATTTAAAGAATTCTGTAAAAAAAGATATCGAAGCACAAAAAGATTCTTTAATGTCTCAAATGATTGCAATCGTGGCTATCTTTGTTGGTATTTCATTTGTTATGTTCGGTGGAATGTCACTAATCAATGATTTGTTTACTCATGTTGATGGACAACCAGTGCCTTTAGTTGAACTGATCTGCTTAGGATGTTTAATTGGAATTGTAATGATTGTAGTCATGTATTGCTTTATTATGTTTATCTTATCAATCACAAGAAATAAAATGTTACGAGCTAAAAAAATATTTTTTAAAATCGTTCTAAAAACTTGTACCATTTTAGGAATGGTTTCATGTGTAATGTTTATAATTTGGTGTTGCCAAACATTTTTAAAATAAAAGCTCTCTATTTTAATTAGAGAACTTTTTAATTTACAAACCTATTCAAAGTAATGATATCATCATTGATTAATGTATCTTGCATTATCAGTATATCCAATACTCTATCAAGAGTAGTTTCAAAGAAATTAGATTGAGCAGGGGATGCATTGCAAAGTGCTATATCAAAGTCATTGAAAATAATTATGTTGTTGATTTCTGTGTAATAGACGTATGCAGGACAATCATGATCATAATAATCTATCATCATTACACATTCTTCTATCATGTCATCACATTCGTAATTTGCATAAACATTTAATCTTTTATTGAAATCTCTATCTATGTATTTTCTAATATAGTTGTAAACATTGTTGAGTGTCAT